TTTACCCACAGCTTCCCAAGTACATCGGGGCGCTGAGGGCACTGGGAACTCCGGTAGTATCTGCTATCTACAACATTGTCCGTACCCGGTCAATGAAAGACCTCGACGCTAAGCTTGTGCGACAGCCGCTCAAAGTTAATGGTCCACGGATCAGAAAGAGCTTTGAGATTCACCTGAATACGATCGATAAGATCAAGAGTCATGAAGGTGAGTTTGTCCGCAACGTCGGATATGGTTGCAAATTCTGTTCATTCATTGACCTTTGCGGCCTTGAAATGAATGGTGAAGATAGCACCGCTCTTAAGGCAGTTGACTTTGTTCCTAACACTTACGGATATGCGGGGGAGGAACTGTGAAAGAGAGTAATCACGTCTTCTATGTCTGTACCGATAAGCATGAAGACGGTAGAGGTTGTCAGTTTTGTGACGGCGGCCTTTCAGCCTGTTCAGTGTGTAATGCCTTTGAAGGCGCGTGGCCGGATGATTGCCCCGGAGTAAAGCTTCAGCCGGATGAGATCGACGCGGTTTATAAAGGACTGCGAAACTTCAGAGACGGTAAATGGCACAATGAATGTTGTCAGGTAATGCGCCATATCTACGATCTTGATAACCTCATGGCTGAACAAGGCTATGTTAAAGACGGACTTCACGCCAGTGGTAATACTAAGTGGCGTAAGCTTCCAACAGCAGAATAGGTAAAGGTGCTCTAAATGGGAGTATGGCAGGATATTCATACACAGGCGGTAGCCGAAGCTCACGGTGAAGATTATATGTTGGAAAACGGTTACTTCCAGAATGAACACGGTCAATGGGAAAAGTTTCCCACAGCAGAATGGGTAAAGGTGCTCTAATGGATATGATTAAAGCTATTAAGACAGATATAGCGTCTGTGACAAGTCTTGAACCGCTTATTTCTTATAGTCTTCTCGATGATGGAACTCTTGCAGTCTTTGAACATGAAGAGAGTGGTAACATTAGGCGAGTTAATGCCGTCAATGTTTCTATCGGTCGAACACTTACTAAGGCAGAATGGGGCAACCCCTAATGGGTGATAAATCAAGAGAAGATAAAGTCAAAGAAGATATCATCGGCGCTGTAACCGATGATTTTGAACCTACTGAATTCAGCTGGGAATGGGACCGGGATAAAGATATCCTAATCGCCACAGAGTTCGCCGATGATGGTGAAGAACTTGCCCGCTATGCAGTATCCCTCACAATAGATTTGGACAAACTCTAATGGGTGAATACGATTACGAAAAGCCGTCACAGCCGGTGCCGGTAAAGAAGTACGATATGCGGGACCTGCTCGCTTCCATGACTAACATGGAAGATGAAGAGGCTCCCTTTATCGGGGGAATCTACGGCCCGGCTGGAAGCGGCAAAACCTTCACGACAATGGAACTCGCCCAGCGGATTACACCGCCGGATAAGATCATCGTCTACTGCTTCACTAATCAGGGTTGGACTTCCCTGAAGAACAAGCCGGAGCTTATGCACAGGGTAAAGAAGATGCCCTATGTAGACTTCGACCAGATTCGCTCTCTCTGTGATGCTCTGAGGAATCCACAGTTCCGGGAGATGACCGGCATCGGTGCTGTGGTATTCGATGAGTTCAACACAATGTTTGACATGAATATCGAGGCAATTACCAATTTCCGGTCTGCCACAGCAACAAAGGCTTATAAGGACCCGGATACGCCGGAATGGCCCGAGTACAATACGGCAAAGATGCACATGATTAACCTCATGAATGACGCTCTGGCAACACCGGGTATCAACTTCTTCTTTGTCGCTCACCCCCGATACCAGAAGAAGTCGGGAATGATCGAGCCGGATATGTTCGACAAAGCTTCTCAGGCTTTCATGCGCGTGCTTCACTCCCTGTACTACTTGTCGAATGAAGAGGTAGACGGTAGGGTAGTTAGGCGCATACAGCTTATGGGTAGCGACCAAATCGTAGCCAAGAATCGAATTGGCGGTCTTGGAATGTTTGCCCACAGCACAAAAGAGATTTCTGACGCTTTCGAGAAGTGGAGCGCCAGTAAAGAACCTCAAGCTCCCGCTTCCCCCAAGATGGAGATTGAGCAGGTAAAGGATGATGTCCCTGAGCCGGAAGTAGTACCTGAAGTAGCAGTACCCGAAGTAACAGTCGAAGCGAAGGTAGAGGCAGAGCCCCTAGACGATATATTCGCCAACATGCTCGGCTGAATAACTGAATACTAACTCAATAATAACTTCATAATAATTGAATATAGGTGGGGCCTTGGTCACAACCTCAGGCTTAAACGACATATATGGACAGTATGTGCCCACCTTCTTTACCTCTACCTCTAACCTCTTACTTCAAAGGAATTACAATGACTGACTTCAACAACTTCTTCGACGCATTCGGTGTTAACGCGAATGATGTGGACGAGAACCCGTTCTCTATCCCGAAGAACGTGTACGATGTTGTTCTTGCAGATGCCGGTACTAAGGAATTCAACGGAATCAAGTATTTCGTTCTTGAATGGCATGTTGCTACTGGACCGCACGCAGGTAAGAACGCCAGCGATATGCACCGTATGCAGCCTTGGACTCCGCAGGAACGCGATGATTGGGAAGCAATGAATGTCCGCACCCTTTCATCCTTCAAGAAGGCTCTTATGGACCTTGGAATGAATGCGGCTCAGATCGGACAGTTTAACCCGAACACTATGGGTAACAAGCTGGTCGGTATTAAGGGCACCGCTTCAATGGGTCCGCAGAAGAACCGGCCGGAATACAACAGCATTACAAACTTCTCCCGTAAGGTTACCGCTTCTCCTGCTACTAACTCCGCTGGCGCACCGGTTAGTGGTAATGGAGGACTTACGGGAGGGCCTGTGGCAGAGGAAAATATTGCCGACCTGTTGGGAGACTGGTCTAAGTAGCACGGGAAAATACTTAGACCTCTCTCAGCTATTGAGTAAGCAATAGAGAGTACCACCACTGGTAAGACAATGGCGGGTGAGTTAGCCTTAGCTCACCCGCCATTGTTGTCTAATTAGATCATTCAAAGGAGCACCCGTTGTCAGAGAAAGAGGGCATTCTTACCTTCCTCCAGCATTGTTGGGGGACTGAAGATACCGCTATCTATCTGGCCACTAAGCCCGAGCTCGATCTGTGGAAGATCACAAAGCCACAGAAGTGGCCCGAGAATAGTGAACAGATAGTACAGTTCATAATTGCGTTTAACGCCCAAGGTAAAGATGTCTATTTCTCCCCTGCCCAATATGTCGATAACCCGACGGCAAAGGATAAGGCTAATGCCAAGGGATCGCGTGTTCTTGTAGTAGACCTCGACGGCTACAAGGACACTCAGAGCGCCCCGGAGGCGGCGCTGGAGCTACTGCAAGCGCTAGGGCTCCCGGAGCCGACATACCGACTGCAAAGCTCTCAGAAAGGCGCTGAGCATTGGTACTGGATTCTCGATAAGTTCTACCCTAGTGATCAGATAGAGGACGCTAACCGCAGGCTTGCTTATTACCTCGGTGCAGATAAAGCGTGCTGGAATATTGATCACGTATTCCGGCCTCCATATACCCACAACCATAAGCCCGAACGTATGGGTAAAGACGGCACGCCGCCTATGGTGACCATTGCCCACTTCTCCCGAGTGGTGCACAGCATTAATGCTTTCGTTGAACTGCCAGCGGTGAAGGCGCAGATCAAAGAGATGGTCGCCTTTGGAGATATCCCTTCCATCGGCGACGTGCTGGCTAAGTATCCGTGGGATAATACCCACCTTGCTATCTTTAAGAACGATGAACCTAAAGACCGCTCTAACTCGATGGTGCGACTCTCTTACTTCTGTGCCGAAGTGGGAATGACCGACGAGGCTATGTACGCAGTTATTAACGACTGTGACGAGCGGTGGAAGAAGTTCATTGGTAGGAACGACAGAGAACAACAGATCGCTACTATCATTAACAAGGCTAGGCTTAAATACCCCACAGAGATATTCGCTGTGGAAATGGCACAGGATGATATCAAGCAGGTCTATACGATCAAGGAGTTCTTGGCCTCTGACTTCAAGTTCGACTGGCTCTTGGACGGTCTGATTACAAAGAACTCTATTAACTCTATCTCATCCCGGCCCGGTGTCGGTAAGTCTCGTCTAACTCTCCAACTTGCTAAGTGTCTTGCATCGGGTGAGGACTTCTTAGGTTTCAAGAATCTGGCAGGGCCTATGAAGGTCATGTATCTGTCACTTGAAATGGGCGGCCCTATCCTGAAGTATTTCGTACAGTCATTGGTAGAGTCGTCTAAGATGGACGTGGACGAGATAGAGGAACGGTTCCTCTTAGTCCCACAGGGTGAGCCTTTGGCTTTGGCTAATCCCGATGGTGCGTTGTTCTTTGATTATCTGTTGGAAAGCCATAAGCCGGACTTCATGATTATCGATGCTATGTCCTCCCTGTCTCACGAAGAGATTGGCGAGAAGGTGGCTAAGCAGATCATGGGTAAGCTGAAGAGTGCGCTAAACAAGAGCGACATTACCTTCATGCTTATTCACCACAACAAGAAGGGGAGCGAGCTTAGTAAGAATAGCGCCCCGACTATCGACGACTTCTACGGTAACACCTTTGGAACCACAGACTTCGCCAGCATGACCGCTCTGTGGAATCCTCCTAACAAGAGATTCACAGAGTTCCACGCCCTAAAGACTCGTGTAGGAGCGAGTCCCAAACCTCTTATCTTGAACGGTAAAGATCAGTTCACCTTTGAGATTGAGACAGAACAGGAGTCCACCAGTGACGATAACAGTGGGGAAGAAAATCCCCTTCAGCTCTTTGGCTTTGGAGCAGTGGGTTAGCCTTCTAGAGAAAGCCACCATTGTTGGTTTCGATACCGAGAACCAAGGCTTGAAAGTTTATTCCGGTGAGGATAAGAACCTCGGCTTTAGTATTGCCTTTCAGTCAGAGTTTGGAATCGTTAAAGGCTACTTCCCCTGTAACCATATCAGGGGTGAGAACCTTGAAGAAGCTGACTGGAAAACGATCCTCGATCTTGTGACAACTAAAGTCCTTGTTCTCTACAATGCTGTCTATGATCTGAGTGTCCTGCGGCAACTGGGATATGAGATTACGACGTTCTTCTGCGCTCAGAGAATCGACCACCTGATTAACGAAAATCATCCCGTCTATTCTCTGGATGCGAGCGCTAAGCGGTGGCTTGGATATGAAGTTAAAGAGAAGTCGCCGGAGTTTGAATTGGCAATGCTGGCATGGGGTTGGGCAGGAATGTCCAGTGATCTTATGTACCACTATGCTCAGCAGGATGCTGTGGGACACCTTGAAGTCTTTATGGCAGAGACGAAGCATAAGGAATTCCGTCCAGAGATTGTGAAGTTCTGGAAAGAGATTGAAGCTCCCAATATCAATCTTCTCTCTAAGATGCGCTCTCTCGGGGTAAGGATTGATATCCCCCGGTGTAAGCGTGAACAGATGAAAGGTGATCAGATTCTTGTTGAGTTGGAAGATGAGCTTGGCGGTAAGCCGAGTTCGCCTCTCTGGCTGAAGAAAACCCTTCTCGATGAGTTGGGGCTAGAACCTTACTTCAAGGTCAACAAGAATGGTGAGAAAAAACTCACCTTTGATAAAGCTTCAATGCAGGACCACTATAGTCCTCAGCTTGAAAGGATCAGTACGGACAATGACCTTGCAACGAAAATTCTCGAATATCGAGGTTGGCAGAAATCAGTATCTGGTTACTATCTACCCTATCAACGGTTCGTTGAAAGTGATGGACGTCTACGCGCTGAATACAAACCCCACGGAACTGTCACCGGACGGTTTTCTTGTGCTGATCCTAACCTGCAACAAATCCCAAAGGAAACCGATAAGCCTTGGAATGGAGCAGTTAAGTCTTGCCTTATTCCCGCAGAAGGATTCAAGCTATGGGAACTCGACTACAGTCAACTTGAATTCAGATTGGCAGCTGCGGCGGCTAAAGAAGAGTCCCTTCTCGAAATCTTTAACGACGACTCGCGGGACGTTTTCTCTGAAATGGCGGCTAAGCTTGGAATGGAGCGAAACCCTACCAAGACCCTCAACTATACCATCCAGTATGGTGGCGGAGTTGGCCGAATTAAAACAGTTTTTGGAGTCTCAGCCGCTAAAGCAAAAGATATCATCGATAACTACTACGATACCTACCCAAACCTCAAAGCGGCTGGCCAGCAATTCGGACGACAAGCAAAGGTAAAGGGCTATGTAGATATCTGGTCCGGTCGGCGTAGGCATTTCCGCTACCCGAAGGACGAATACTACAAGGCATTTAACTCTTATATCCAAGGCGGCGCTAGTGACTTGGTAAAGACAGTGATGAATGACTGTGATAGGGAAGTGAACTGCGACGATAGTAGACTTCTTCTTCAGGTCCATGACTCACTGGTATGGGAGATTAGGGACGGAATGGAAGATCAGTTCCTCCCACAGATAGCAGAGATTATGACACGTCCAAATTTCGGAGTCCACCTTGCAGTGGACGCACACAGTTGGGTTAAGTAAATGGCAGATTACAACGTTAAACACGGTATTCATCAGTTCGATGCAGTAGGAACATTCAACCCTAACTGCGACACTTGTCAGGAAATGGCTAAATCAATGGCCCGATATTTGGGGCCGGATATTCTCGCTATAATTAAGGCTCAGCTTGCAATTATAGAAAAAGAAGAGCCAACAGATACGTGTGAAGCGGTTATTACGTGGACGATGTCCGAAGAAGAGTTTAGTCGGGAACGCGCCGAGGCTTGGGATAAGGGTGTAAAGGCAGAGCGCCGATGGTGGACTAAGTTCTTTGTTACCAAGGAAGAGCCTAACGCCGATCCCGAAAACCCGTACAGGAGCAAGAATGTTTAAGCTGTGGATTTCAGATGAAGGACCTAAGCCGCCTGAAGGCTGGGGATTGGATGCCTATAGGGGCAGAGTCGAGCTTAGCTGTCTTAAGTGCAAAGAGCCGCTAAAGCTGAGGGACGAATACCTCTATAACTATAGTCCCACTGGTGTTATCGTTCTTCACAATACAAAGGAGTGCAGTGCGAGTCTTATCAGTTGACCCCGGTAAGGATAAGGGCGGCCCTAAGTCCGGTTCAGGCTGGTGTTATCAGAATCCCGAGAAGGTTCTTCTATGGGGAGATACCAAAGACCTGAAGCAGTTCCTCAAAGAATGGGACTTCCTGCTTCACCCTATCGATCACGTCGTCGTAGAGGGCTATAGGATTAGGCCCGGCCAAGAGGCATTGAATGTCGGCATTCCTCTAGCAACTGTGGAGAATGTTGGGGCGGTTAAGATGTTTGCCCATTGGAATGATCTTCCAATTAAAGAATACATGCCGTTCGATAAGCGGAAACAGCAACAGGCTACCGGGGCAAAGATCACCAGTAAGACGCCTAAAGAGCTGACCCACAGGCTCGACGCCTATAATCACGGACGTTGGTTCCTTATCGAGCAGAATCTATCTCCCACAGCCCTAGAGGCCCAACTGTTTGAAGAACAGGGAATAGAATGGAGGAAAGTAAAGCCATGACTGTTGACCTAATGAGCAATATCTACACTAATCCAGAGGATTACCGGATCGCGCCTGATCTGGAGATATCTCCCAGCGACTACCACAAGAAGGTCAAAGATGGAAAACGAGTCTGGCCGGTACAGTGGAATGTCTATTCCGTTCAACTGGGCATCCGAATTGCAAGCTATACGACAGAAGCTCTCGCAAGATACTTCGTATTCCAGCGTTGTCACCCCATTAAGGACCAGCCGCGAATCTATCCAGACATATGCCGATGTGGTAAATGCGGTCCGGCATGGGATTATATACAAACCGGCGATCTTATCTTTGAGCGATGTGCCAGCTGTAAGATGCCCATGCGGCATGACGTCATGCTGGGGCTTAACGCCCCGCTAACCAAAGACTTTAACCTCGACGACTTCTTGGAGATGTTCTAATGCTACGCAAACACTCTTATCTCAAAAGCACTCTGGCTGTTAATACCATCAAAACTGAATCCCGACTGGTTGAGGAATGGGACGACGAGCCTGAAGAGGGTAGATCTAAAGAAGATTGGCCTTATCCCAACCACTACCAAAAGACAAAGATCGAAGGGCCTCTCGCCAACGCTATTCGCAAGAAGGCGGAAATGATGTGGAGTGACGAAGTCTTTATCACTGAGGTTACGGTAAGCGGTGGCTGGTCTGATTATACTCAAGAAGAGACGATGTACCTGAAGATTCAAGTTGGAAACAGGTCGTTCCAGCTTGGAGACGAAGATACAGACACTAACCTCGGCGCACTTTTGGAATGGTTGGATAAGTAATGGGATCAGTAGAAGATAAGGTAGCGGAACTTCTCGCTAAAGCAGGTGTCTCTAAGACAGAGTTCGACTTGCTTCCCGACGCCGATGAAAAGAAAGACCCCCCTGAAAGAATTCGTTTCAGGGGGGAAGCTGTCCTCTACGCTTTGGAATATCCTCTCAGTCCGAGAGTGACGAAGCGTTGTCAGGAATGCAAAGAACCTTTCTTGACTATGTATAAGTCTGTGGGATACTGCTCAAATGAGTGTGCGGTAATTCATCTTAGGAAGCATTTCGGGATTGCTTGGAAGCCTAACTCTCTCCGCAAAGAGAAGTGGCAGATTCAAGCGGAGCCTAAGACTATCCCACTAAAGGCTCTGCAAGCGATGAAAGCGATTGTAGCCCAAGCAGAAGCTGATCTAGGATTTGAACTTGTTCTGCCGGAGATTCTACCATTCGTACCGAAGTCCCCTTATTACCGGAGTCAGGATAACTCAGCGGAGTCGGAAGAGGATTACCGGATTTCGGTTTCGCCAGAACCTTTGGAGCGCCGACTGGAAAGCTTATCTTCTTTGGCTTCACTAGAACAGTCGGTTCCTCCTTCTTCAGATAACTCTGAAAAGAAGGTTCAATCTCAGGAACCTGAGCAATCATTAGAAGCTGTTGATCTTTTGGAATCGCTCTTCGACTTCTAGTTGTTGTACCGGCCCAAATGCCCCACATATCGTGTGCTACGGCATAGTTAAGGCATTCATTTGCCACCGGGCACGCGGCACATATAGGCCGTGTTAGCTCCATCCTCCCCTTTGATTCATCTCCGGTAAACAACCGGGGGAAGTCATTGCATCTTCCCTCTTGTGACCATTCAGACCGTTTGCGTCCAGTCACCGCTGGAGCGTCCCCTATTCCCATAGCATCATCTTAACCGTGGCATAGAGTAGTGGCAAGTCGGGAACCAAGTAGTCCGGCATGTGTCAAGGGTCAAAAACAAGTAGTGCTTTGGGCTTGCGCTCTGTCCCGAAGTAGTTATAGAATCAAAGGGTAAGGCCGGTAGCTCAGAGAGCTACCGGCCTTCAGGGCGTCTAGGGCACTTTACAGGGCAGTTAGGACGCTACGTGATCGCCCTGCTTCGCTGGTGCTTCCACCTGCGGAGTCTGGTTAGGTACTCGCCACGTAATACCGTAAGAGGCAAGCACAGCGAGAACCACAGTAGACCACTCATACTGAGTGATGAACTGAATACCCTGCTCAGGCATATGCTGAGTTGCGAGGATAATAGAGATAGAGCCTACGGCGGCGGCAAAGCCGGAGGCGTAGGACTTAGCGTTAATCTTAAAGTGGTCCATTACATCAGCTTTCTCGGTCGAAGATATCCAAGCAAAGAAGCCTTGGAAAGAGTCACCACAGCACTGGAACCTTTATTGCCAGCACTAGTAGCGTTGTTGCTAAGGGTCTTTACGTACCCATTTCCCATATCCTGAATGATGATACCGACGTGGGACATAGGGGTATTACCGCCAGCGCCCCAAACAGCAACGTCACCCATTTGGGTCTTTTGGTTATTAGCCACCTGCTGGTAAGCCTTCTGGTCATAGTTATGCCAAATCTCTTGAGCATAGCCAACCATAGGGGCCTGACCACCTACGAATCCTGTGGTATAGAAATCATAGAGGTCTACGCACTGAGCGCCATAAGCATGGTCGTAATCCAGATACCTATTGGTGTTAGAGGCAATCCAATTAGCGGAGCCGTTTCTACCGATAGTAGGGGCATTACGGGCACCCTCATTATAGGACGACATAATAGCCTGAGCTTGGGCGAATTGCTTTTGATAGTTAGAGCCGTCACTAAAAGCGCTTCTCTGAACTGCCTGAGCCCTAGCCCACGGTGTATCGCCTTGTGCGGCGCTCAAATGGTCGAAGAATGTTCCCGCCGCGTAGTTGGGATCGAGGACCTGACCGGGGGCACCCCAGCCCTGAGAGGGGCGTTGCTGGAACAATCCGAGGCTGTCTCTGTCGCCTCCGTTGACATTCCTTAGACCGGATTCAGCAAGAGCAGTCATAATACCGATTTGGATATCACTATCTCCCAAACCTCTTGCTTTACCGGCCTGAATGATAGCGTTAACGTTAGCCGATTGTTCTCCGTCGAGGCCGTTAATAGGCATACCTCCCACAGAAGAGCTACCTACGCCCAAACCATTAAAGGCGGCGGTGCGTGCACCATTAGCCTTTTGGACTTGGGTGTTAACGATATCATTCTGAGCACGTCCCATATCAGCAATAGGGTCGCCATTAAGGCCAAGCTCGTCGGCGTTAGCGGGTCTAATAGACGTGCCTCCGACATTCTCCTGCATATTAGCGGCATTAGCCTGAGCAGGTGAGCTATTAGTATCAGGTGCCTGAGCCATACCTAAAGGAGCAGTAGGCTGAGCCAGCCCCGCAGACTGGTTATTAGCCTGCGGGGCTGGCATAGAATCAAAGTGATCCTGAGTGCCTTGCATATATTTAGATACGGCAGGGCTCTTAGGGGCCGTCCCGAAAGGGTCAGCCGATATAGGGGTAGCTATATCAGCCACTCTGATTCCTCCTGTAATCCGCCTTAGCGGTACTAAACTTTGCCTTCTGCTCTCCAACATAGGATCGCTGAGCGGCTGGGCTATTATAGTCGGTAATCTTTAGACCGCTAAGGAAGTTAGCAATCTGCAAAGCCGCTACGTCAGACTGAGCTACTCCGTGAGCAGGTCCATTAGCTGTATCTGTTCGTCCGCTTCCATCAATATTCTTACCGGTCATCTTAGACAACAGACCACCATAAGAACCCGTTAGGGAATCCTGAAGATACTGACCGGGGTCGGTAATAGGAACTCCATTAGCAGTTTGAGTAGCAAGATCAACAGGTATCTTGGCAAAGGGACTTACTGCACCGAGAACTGTCTTTCCCATATTAAGCTCAGAAGAACCGTTCATCAATCCTCCGGGAGTTACTCCGGCTCCTAGTTGGTCCATAACGTCAGTGACCGGGTTAGCAAAGTTAATACCCCACAGGGATTGTCCCTCGCCCTGCATAAGAGGGCCGATAACGTTGTCGTAATAATAGCTGGGCATCTGTGCATTAGGCGGAAATGGGTTACCAAGGCTAACGGGATCAATACCGTTAGCCTTAGCAGCTTCATAAAGCGCCTTCTGTGGGACGAGAGCTACGCCCGGCTTATTCATTAGCGTATCTACAATACGAGGCGTAATACCTCGGAGCCACGTATAGTACATGAATGCCGGTCGGACGTACTTAGCTTCCTTAGCCGTGAAGTCAGTAGACGTAGGAATCCATTTAAGAACCTGTTCCTCCATAGAGGCTTTCAGTTCATGGACGTCCTTGAACTTCCCCTTCATAGCGTGGTCGATAGCCATAGCAGTTCGGCTGAAGTTATCTCGCGTTGCCGCAAGGTTATTCAGAGAGAACGTATCGTTATCGAGAACCTTGTGCTGAATACCTTCCAGAGCATTACCGAACCTATTAAGGGACGAAGGATCAGCATTGTGCATAAAGTCTTCTGCTACACCACCGCCGTGATGGGCTGGCATAATAGGACCGTCCTGCATAAGCCGGTACATAGACTCATAGCTGATCTTCTGCGGCTTACCGCCGACGTGAATAACAATACCGTCGCCTCTACCGTGAACTTCAAACTCTCCATTGGTAGTAGCCTTATGCCATTTGTAGGCTTCCAGAGGGTTATCTCCAAAGGCTTTCATCTCCTTACCATTAGCTTTCATCATGGCAATAGAGTGGCGATAAGGGGTTAGACTGGAAACACCGGCAAGGTAGTTACGCATGATGTCACCGAGCGTGTTATTAACCCAGTGACCGGGCCTCACGATGGTCTGAGAAGCCTTCATGATATTAGTGATCGGATTAAACACGTTATTCATGAAGCTACCGATCATACCTTCAGGCTTAATAGAGCGAGACTCATTAAGAATCCTGTGGATATTAGCGATATCCCGAGACGCATCTGTGCTGTAGTATACCGTCTTAGGGAGCAGGTCAAAGAATCCAGCCGACTTCTCGTTGGCGGCAATCGTCTTATTCTTATTGATTCCCCGCTTGGACCATGCCAAGAGAGCGTGACCTTCCTTGGGAGTCGCAGAACCAAAGGTACGTGCGAAGTTAGAAGCGATAGCGATATCGTTGGTAATGTTAGTAGATACCGCATGCGCCTTAGACAAGAACTCCAAAACATCCTTTGTCTCTTTTAGACCCTCATGCTCCATCCATGCACGAGAGTTTTCCAAGATAGACTTTTCGGGGTCCATTGTCAGCTTAAGGCCCTTAGCTTCAGCCACAGAGTTCCAGTGCTTAGCCAAAATACCATTACGAGTAATAATATTGTTCTTCGACACATCAAAGACCGAGTTCACTACATCGTAAAGCTGTTTAGCAGAATCAGTAGAAGGCACAAAACTAGCATGATCTTTACCAAGTCCCTTAACATGAACAAGACCCTCATTCTGAATAAGCTTCCAATCCTCCATAAGCTTATCAGGATTCTTGGCGAGGTAATTAAGAACGCCGCCGTGGAAGATAGACTGCATTCTTACTTGCGTATGGAGGCCAGTACCCATAGCGCGAGACATACCAGAACCGTCAAGACCAAATCGAGTGCTGAAGAAGGATTCGATAGGGTGAATTCTCCGCCAAGCGTCCAGCGATATAGCCCCGCTACGTACATCGTATAGGTCAGCAACAATATCAGGACTCGCACCGGGGGCGTTAACAGAAGCTTCTTCTGCCCCGGCTTGCTTAGCTTCTTCTGTGGCATCATCGACATTCTTTGTATTCTCCACCTTAATAGCTTCTTCGGACTTAGGATCTTCTGCGAGCTTAGCTACCTTAGAGGCAGTCTTTGCAGTCCGCTGTTCAGGCTCCTTCATAACCTTGGCACGAAGATCATGCATTTCGGTTTCCCACAGCATGTACTTCGTGGAATCCTCTTCCCCGAGGGCGGCCTTTCCGTCCTTGATAGTCTTCTCCATCTCCTGCATGAAGTCACCCATCGAGATACCGCTATTGGCCTTAGCCATAATCTTAGCGAGAGTTTCTTCGCTTACCCGGTCAACCATAGCTCCCAATTCTGCACCGTGCTCTTTAGCGTTCACGATCATTCGGTTATTGAGATTCTGGTAAAGGGTATCACTCTTAGTCCACCGCTCTGCGGTAGCCTTTAGTCCAGCAAGATAATTGGCCTTGGCTTTAGCGTAAGGAACATCCTTACTAACGCCAGCCCGGATAGCGGCTTCCATACCGAACTGGTGAATTTCACCTTCAGGAGATACACCCCTAATGCGGCCAACAATCTTATCGGAGACACCGTTACGCATAACGTTATCAGCATCTTTATAAGGGCCGCGGTAGATAGCACGGTCACCGGTAAAGGCGTGCATGATATCTGCAACAATATCGGCCTCACTCTTACCGGCTATTTTAGCCCGGACAAGAGCCTCTACACCGGTAGCGAAAGCCTGCGGTTGCATGTGCTGAGTCTTACCAGCAAAGAACCGGGTTTCCATGTCCTTGAACAGAATGTCAGTCAAGTCGTCGATACCGAGGTTAACGCCGTGCGTGGCCTTAGCGGCCCTACCAAGATCAAGGTAAGGAGCAATACCCATAGCCCGGAGGTTAGCCATAGAAGCCTGCATGGTCCGCTTATAAAGCTCCATCTTAGAGAATACCGGCATACGTTCTCCGGTCTTTTCAAGATACTGCTTAGCGATATCAGTGATACCGGTAATAGCGGACTGGTGCATAGCGACGATAGATTGAGTTCCCCACTTATCCGGGTGAATAGCGATACCGGTCTGAGGGTTAGGCGTGTCAGACTTAGCGCCGCTATCCATTGTAATAGGCAGGTCCTCAGAAGCCTGACGCTTTAGGCCGGCCTCCATCGCATTCTTCGGAAGAAGCTCCACGTCCCTGTGGGAAACCAATTCAGGCTTAAAGGCTACCTTCTTATCCCCGACCTTATAATTGATCTTGGTAAGCGGCATACTCATCTGGTGATTAGCTTCGATAGCCCTAGTTGCCCTACGGATAAGAGTCTGTTCCACAGGAACCTTATCAATAAGATGAGCCGTTTCCTGATTACCTACTCCCACAGCCTGTCGTGCATCTTTGGAGGCAGTCTTGGCTTCTGCTTTGGCGGCGGTTGCGGCCTTAGCAGACTCGATATTCCGCTTCTTCCAATCAGCGAACTCCTTCTTGAAAGCGTCCCTAATATCCTTCTTAGGGGCAGACTTAGAAAGACCCAGCTTTTCAGCCATGTGAACCAGTTCACTATCCGTGGCATCATTATTGATATAGCGAACCATATCGTTGACGTTACGAGTAGCGGACCTGACACCCTTTAGCTCTTCAGGAGAGAGCCCATGATGTTCCGGCTTAATGCCTGACAGCTTAGGATCGTTAAAGTCGATAGGCGTTCCGGGAACAGTTTCGGTAACCTTTTCGGTAGCAGGTTTAGGGACTTCAGGAGTCGCTCTAAATCCGTCAGCAAAGGCAGGGTCGATACGCTTAAGAACGGCAATCTTTTGTTCATTGGTAACGGCCTTATCCCAAGCCGTAGCAATAACGCGGGGATGGACCTGCTTTCCTCCGAACTTAATAGTTCCGATACGAATATCGTCGCCTTTACCTTCAGACTTAGAGGCTCGTTGAATGCGAGCTATCATTGCCTGAACATCGACCTTACCCTTACCCTCTGGTGAAGGAGTAGGAACCTCTACGTCACGTTCCAGAGTTTTATCAATAGACCCTTCGTGAGCCGCCGCGTGGTTGACCAGAGTTTCAGGGTCATACGCCTGCTTAGAGAACTGGACGTTATTAAGGATATCCGTCATGTTCTCATGCTTAGCCTGAGCAAGAATCTCATCAGGGTTTACGGCAGTATCGACTGGCTTAGGGTCATTGGTAATAGGCTTATCGATAGGCTTAGCGGCTTCGGTAAGTCCGTCCGCAATAGTCTTTTCTTCAGCCAGAACTTCCGGCGTCTTTACAGGAACGTCAGGCTTGAAGTCATTAGGAACGAGCTTTCGTCCGTCTGCTCCCACAGTTGCCGCTTCTTTAGGGACAAGACCCGCAAGCTGATCGTCTACGTTAGTATTAAGCTGGGTAGGGTCAATAGCTTCTGCATCTTTGGGATTAGCGGACTTTGCGAATGGAAACTGGAATCCCACAGCCTTGCCACCGTTGGCGGCTTTATAGTCAGCATATCGGGCCGCGGCTTGGCCTTTAGCCTGAGTAAACCTATTAAGGAATCCGGCATTATCAGCGTTATCAGCAATCTCCTGAAGCCGGGGAGCTACCGAACCACCGACTTCCCCAGCATCCTTTACCGCCTTAGTAGCAACTTCGGCGGCGGCCTTTCCACCTTCTTTAAGACCCATAGCGGCACCCTTAGCAAGAGCCGTACCGCCGACAGTAAGGTATGTTGTGGGGTCCAAAGCAACGTCACCGACAAAGCCACCGATACCCGCGATAGTCTTATTAAGACCATCTTCAGGGTCGAGGCCCATATCCCGCTGACCGTGGGCGATAACATCGGACCACGTTTTAACCTCGTTAGCGTTACCGGTAGCCGCCATAGCGCCCTTACCGATACCACTAAGTGGAGAAGCCGCAATATCAAGAAGCCCACCAAGATCACCTTGACCGACCTTATCAATACCTGTAAGGGCATCATCGGCTACGTTAGCGCCTGCATAAGTAAACCCTGAGAGAGCATCCAGCACTTGTTTAATAACAGGGGTATTGTAAATCTTTCCGCCGATAGCGCCAACGGCGTCGAGTCCGCCCTTTTGCATTGCGGCATCAAAGGCGGCGTCATTTCTTCCCTGTGTCGTATCCCCCTGTGGGTCGACATAAGCACCGAATCCGCTTTTGGGCACAGAAGAGCCGACAGGGACAGCGCTTTTATTCAGAATATTTCTGAAAGCAAGGCTAGATAGCGTATCTGACGCATTAGAAGCTACCGGCTGATTCATAGCCGTTTGGTAAGCTTCTCGCCACGAGGGCACTGCGTTGTTGGCGTTATCTGCCATTTTCTGTTCCTATCGGCTCTTTGTTTTTACTGTAGTGTTGAACCAAGCATACCCGAGAACATAGTGTTAGGGGAATTATACTTGCTTGAAGCCTTGGCATTTTGGATTGTTGCCAAGGCAAGATTCAAGTCAAGCTTAGGATCAACCTGCATCATACTTCTTAGAATGTCCGTATCCGTAGGTTGCATTCCCGCTGGAGTGCTGGCGCCTGCGACAGCCTTTGCATAAGCACTGACATATTGAGTGCCGTTACCTCCCTTGGAATTAACATAGTTAGCAGCATCATCCATATTGTTATTACTGCCCGCTTGCCTACCTTGGGCGGCAATAAGGGCAGACTGAACACGGCTGTTTTGATCAGTTTTATATCTATCGTCTGCCCGAGTAAGTTCTTTATCGTACATACCGTAAAGACCAGACATTTTAGACAGGTTATCCTGATAGGACTGATTTCTAGCCTGCATTGCATTCTGTTCGTACTGATTGTTAATATCCAGCTTTTTGCTATCAAGTTGTCCAAGAACACCGGAAAGCTGGGAACGGAGAGCGGCCTGACGTGCACTACCTTCAGAGATAAGACCGTCGGCCCTAGCGGTATTAGCGGTAAGATCAGCACCACCATACTGCATTGCCTTATCCACAGCCGCCTGCTGATTCTGAGAAGCATTGGCGATTGCTTTAGTCTGTGTCTGACCTGCATCTCCCATACCGGCCTGCTGAATCCCGAGAGATTTAAGCATTTCGGTCTGGTCCTGCATCTCCTTATGCCGATCATCCTGAAGTCCCTGCACAGCACCGCTATACATGTTATTCAGACCGCCGACGAGGTTAGCGTTGTTATCCTTTAGCGTCTGGTTATCAGCAAGAGTATCTTGCTTTCCCTTAGCGTAGATATTACCGATAGCCTGATCAGACTGGTCGAAGTTCTGGTTAGTCCGATTTTCAGCATCCGCAATAGCGGCAAGCTGAGCACTCCTAGCCTGATCCAGATTCGCCATATAAGGGCCTGAGTCGTATGGGTCCTTATTGTTGATCGCCGCGAGAATGCCATCAATCATCCGATTACCCTGCTGCTGTGGAGCTTGGGCGGTAGAAGCAGACGGCATAAGAGATGAAGCAGGATTAGGGTCAAACGTCCCACTAACTCCCTGATCAAATCCACCACCGGAAGGGGCGGCTTTGATATCGGCACTTCCACCACTAGCACCACTCATATAAGAAGGAGTAGTATACTGAGCGGGAGCCGGGTTATTGGTTCCTGCAAATCCCTGATCCTGATTCTTCTTACCGCCGAACAGACTATTAAGCCAGCCGGGGATATCAAGACCTCCGCCGCCAGAAGCGCCACCCATATAAGCAGGGGTGTCGTTATAGTTTGTCATTGAATCCCTCCTTACAGGGTTTGAGACTGTGAAAGCCTATTAAGAGCATCCCGTCGAGCGGCGGCAATATTAGCCTGATTATCAGTCTCAGCATTGCCACGGTTGAAGTCGAGAGTCTGCAACTGATTACGGACTCCCTGATCTAGATTCTGCCCCTGAAGATCGTACTGAGTACGACTCTTGTTAAAGTCTTGGCTGTAAAGGCCAGAGTTAACCATACCGCGATTAGCAAAATCTTCGGTAACGCCTCGAAGTCCCAAGTCTCTATTGCGCTGAATACCGTCGCGAGCATTATTATAATCAACGCCCATAGAGCCGCCCGACAAAAGATCGCTAAGATTAGCCGACTTAAGACCATCACCCTGTACTCCATATGCTTTCTTACCGGCCTGAGCTTCATAATCGGCTACATACTTCTTAAGCTTGGAAGCATACATAGCGGCTTGATCGTGGAAGGTCCCATCAAGCTCGCTATCGTGCCCACCATTGAGATAGTCAGCGGAGGTATAGTCCGGCTTAGGCGGCGCTGCCGGAGAAGAAGTAACGTCACCCGGCTGATAAAGACCCGTACCCCCTCCCACAGACCCCCCACCGCCATAATTGGAAGTGGGGGCCTGATATATTGGGCTGGGGGTAGAGAATATCTGTGGAGAGTCATATCTTACAGGTGCGGTGGCGGGTGCCTGAATAGGAGCCGCAATCTTAGGCGGGGGATTATACTGAGGGGCACTTCCAAAACTTGATCCGAGTGAATCGAATAGTCCCACTATTTACCTCCTGCGATTTGCTTCAGCTTAGCACTGCGGACCATATCAGCGGTGGGCTTGCCCCCGTTCTTGGCTTCGGCTTTCTTCTGAGCAGGAGTTTCATCCTTCTCTTTCATGCCGTCGCCGTCGTTATTCGGGTCAGTCTTTCCACCCTTTTTCTTTGCGATAAAAGCGGCAAGGCCGGGATTCATAGCCATTAATTCATTCCGTTCGGCTTATTGAGCATCTGCACTAGCATTTGCCTACGAGTGTTGTTTTCGTTATCTCTTGTAGCATATCCAGAAGTGTCTATGCCTCCCGACCCTGCATGCGGGCTATTGGACGAACCGTTGTAGATTCGGCTTCCCACAGCAAAGTCATTGTTAGCCGAATAGTTAGTCGCCATATTGGCATTCGGCTGAGGGCTAAGCCCGAGGTTAGTACCTAGTTTACCGATCGATTGGTTATAGCGATCAATGTAGCTATTAGGTCCAACTCCCATAGTAATTTACCTCTAATTCTTTAGTCAATTCCTAGCTTACCTTCGCTACCGCATTTTCCTTGGGCAGAACATAGGAAGTGATAGAGAATACTTTACAAGGTCCTGTTGCTACGTCTCCGGTAGTCGTCAATGTCAGTTCATAGGCGATCTGACGAAAGCGTAGCGACTTTAGAATCTTGATAAAGAGGCGGCCATTGTCAGTGAGAGCATTGGTTACATCTGCGGTATCCAGAATAGTAAGGGATGTGTTCAAGAAGCTTAGCGGACTACCCCACGTACCTGCGGATAGCTGGGTATGGGTATACGCAGACAGCTGGCCCCATGAAATAGGAAGCTGTTTAGCGATCGGAATAGCCTTAGCCGCAACACTCCGGGTTGTTTTGACATCAGCACCCCACCAGAACAGTCGCTTAAAGGATGAAGGAGTCTGGTAGTCATAACTCTTTGTCCTCATCGTACAAGTGATAGTCTCCACAGGGGTAGCTTCATACTTATCACAGATGGTGATAAGTATATCCGGCGTATTTCCTCCGGCGGTTAGCGTTGAACCGGCTCCTGCGGCGATATAGGTACTTTGGTTAGCAGATGAGGTATCGGCTGGAAGCTGGTAAAATCGACCGGGAGTTCCAACTGTACTTCTCCATTGGGACCACGACTTTGTATCGATGAAATAGCTGTAGATGGTGTTATAGTACCTAAACACCAAGCGCCGTGTAACGACAGAGAGAGATACGTCCGGTGCAACTGAATCCACCCCATTCGGGTCAAGATTAAACTTCACCGTTCGGTTGATCTGATTATAGATATTGTTGATAAGTTCATAAACGCGGCCCTGAGAATACACATAGACGTAATTCTCAAAGTCCACGACACAGTATTGATTCGCGGCACCGATATAACCGCTGACCTTATCCTGCTGACCCTTAGAGGGGCTACCGGGATAAGAGAACCGCCACGTTCCATCATTCTTAAAGATCAAGATGGAGTTATTAAGGGGCAACATAGCGGTGATAAAGCCGCCTTCACCCGGAGCAACGTCAAAGAAGTCCGTTGCTGTAGTCCACGTATCCAGCTTAGGCGAACCCGAGCTATCAATCGTGGAGAACATTACGCGGGAGCCGGTAGCCGCATCTCCCGTCCCTGCAATCCAGAGACGTGATTTATAGGCGATAAGGATATCGCCCTTTACAGTACCGGCTCCCGTAATCGTAAAGTCCGCCAGCGTACTATCTGATTTACGCCATTTGAAGCCTTGGATAGTAGCGGCGGTTCCCACAGAGAAGTAGGCCATATCCTGAACCTGTGCGTATCCAGTGACCTTGTTATTATCTCCCGAGAGCAGTTTAATCTGCACGAAAGAAGAGGGGTCGCCACTTAACATATAGCCGAGGGACCAGTTAGTACCCGTCCATTTCTGGGCGATAACGTACCATTCTGACGTTGATACGCGGTAAATACCCATAACCTTCCAGCCTACCACGGAACTATCTGTGGGAAGAGTACTATTGGGCACTACCTGCATAGGCGGCCTCGAAGTGAGAGCACTATCGAGGCCAACCTCGAAGTTAACCAAATCAACGACTTGGTTATCCCCAGCCTCACCGGCTTGGGAGACATTGTTAAGACCCCCCGTAAAGGGGCCGATAAGGACTGGTTTACCAGACATTAATATGAGTCCTCTAGGTCTAGTCGGATAGTTGGGAAGTCAGAGTTTTGAGTGACAGTTCGGTTGGAATGAATTCCCAACGTTTTCTCAAACTGAGTCTGCTTCATTTGCGCCATTTGCGCGTTCTCATCAAGTTCATATGCCTGTCCAAGACAGTATTGAACCAGAGCGGAGTAGTAGCTATCGGGAATAGTAAGGGCATCGGTATTAGCGACTACCTTAGTAGGCAGAGCGGTAAACCGAAAGGTAAGCCCAAGCGGGTATCCCGTAGACGGTACAGGGTAGAGAACGAGGTTTCCCTCTTCTTCGTACCAAGCTACGGGATCACCGGTATTTCCATCCCCGAGAACAAAGTTCTCTGCTTCCTGAACCGTGATAGGCCGGAGCATAGAATCGTTGAATCGAACAGACGTAATACGGGAAATATTAGACAGATTAGGGTCAGCGGCGAGAGGGTAATTGCTTTGATTAGCAATAACATCGGTCTTAGCCAACCGCTGATTTACAGTGGTATTCTGATCTACAATTTCCCGCTGGCCGTCATTAACCCAACGGATGATATCAGCATCATTGATCTGAACGCCAGACTCGTCACCGAACTGGCGTTTGACCGAAGTGATGATATCAGTAACGGTTCGTGTATAGCGTTCAATAGGCATGTGTTATCCGATACCAATAGAGGGGAACTCATTGTCTGCCCCAAGTTTACGACCGTTAATACGGTAGGTATGGAGCGGGCTGGAAGCAATAGCGTGAGCTACTTCAGCCCGCTCCATAAGGTGGTCCCGCTCTTCCTGCTTACGAGCCTGCTCTTTCTTTGCCTGAGCATCAAGCATGTTCTGGTAAAGCTTCTTTTCACCGTGACGAGCAGAGTCATTCTCCCACAGCCACCGCATAAGGAAAGGCGTGTTACGCGCCATTTCCTCAGAAAGCTCTTTAATGACGAATCCGCCAAGCTGATCTACCAGAGCAAAGGGCTTATCAGCACTATGCTCTGCCCTGTTTTCCGTGGGCTGGTAAGCAACACGAAGATTGGGATATGCCGCATTTACCTGAGCGTCACATTCCAAGACTTCCGAGGGGATAAGGGTTGACCCAACGAATTCAAACATTAAATATCTCTCCTAATTAGCAGTGAACACAGCAGCAACAGCCGCCATGCTGTTCAGACGTAACGTGATCTTCCGGAGGGTTAACCACAGGGGCGGGGGCGAGAGTGACGTTATTAACGCGCTCTACAATCTCGTCAATCTTGGAAGCATAAAGGCCGGGGCACGCGGTAGCGACCCAATCCATGTGCTTATAGATAAGAATCTCTCCATATGTGGCTTCGAGCCAGCGAAGAAGAGATTCAAGAGTAAGAAGATCGCCGGGGGTCATTTCCGGTCGGCACTCAATACCGACGGTAATAGCATTGCCGTGAGCATTACCGGCGTGCCAAGCGGCATCTTCCGGGGTAACGATACAGAGAACCTGATCTTCCTGAAGAATAAAGTGCGCCGAGGTAGGCGTGTTGTTATTACACAGGAAATTGGCTACATCAGCGATATTCTGACCCATGTTTCCCCAGTGATGAACCGTAGCGCCGCTAATAACGCGGTTTTCGAGGAATACTGTGGGAACATCATCATGAGCGGTGTAGTTCTTGGAACTCCACCGCTCTTCGATAACAATTCCGTTATCAAGCGTAGGCATTTCGCCTCCTATTTAATTGTGATTACTAATGGCTGGCCAGATTAGAGCCGCGACGGCGACAGCAAGACTACCTACGGAAGTTGTTTTAGTCCAACTTCCGTTTTGCTTAGCTCGTATTTCTTGGATATGAGTCGTATTTTCCACGACCTTATTATTAACGGCAGTAAGGTCGGTTCTCAGGCTCTTAGCAACGTCTTCATTATCCTGAAGTCGCCTGCTTTGGTCAATAAGAGCCTGAGAAACCATTCCTTCAAGCCGCCCAATATCTACTCTAACTTGCCCAATAGTGTTGCTATCTCCAGCTTCCATTGGACCTCTTTCAGTTAGATAGGAGACTAAGCCGCCGTAGCTACCCAAGTTCCTAGAGTGCCGTTACCTGTCCCCACAGTGCATACATAGATACGCTGAGTTGCCGTTCCCGGGGTATCGGTTCGGAAGTAGTAATTACCTACTACACCGCCGTTAGGCACAGTCGCCAGAGAAGGGACGCCCGAACCGACAAAACTATTATCAGAGCACTCGATGAGAGTTCCGAGGTTCTTTTGACGGAAGAACTCAGCTTCGGCGCCCATCGGATCATAGAGAAGGGCCGCGAGAGCCTTCGCGGGGAAAAACCGCCTAAGCCGGACAGCGTACGATTCATTCGCGTGCTTGTATGCCGGATCATTGGCATTATAATTAGCCATTGTGACCTCCTAAGTCTATTTTATCTTAACAGTTAAATAAGCTATTTGGAACTACTCTTACGTGATAAGGTTAGGTGAGATGGTCTGTGTAGTTGCGTCACAGTTAATCTTGGTAGCGTGCGTCGTATCTCGGCAGTTAGTGCCGATGATAATGACCTTATCAGTAGTAGTCGTGAAGATACCGTACCGAAGAGACTGGTAATATCCGCCGTTAACGCTAAGGCCGGTTACGTTAGTAACCCGCAGAGAGTCATAAGTAGCCCCTGACCCGCCGCTAACGTGACCACCATTAATGCAATGACCTGTTCCTCCGTCAATAAAAATTCCATACTGTGCCGAAGCCCTGACTTTAGGACTAGTCAGATCGATACGGTTGCAGGTAAGGAAATAAATTCCGTGCTGACCAGCCGTGTATGCGGTATCATTGGCAGAAGTAACATCATCGACAAACTGAATCTGAATACCGTGGGTTCCAGAATTATTTACCTTGTTATTACCCACAGTAAGATTTTTGGATGGAACACCAGAACTCTGTCCTTCGAGAAGCATCCCAGAAGCAGAGCCACCATATATCTTGTTATCAAGAATAGTAGCGCCGTCAAAGTCACGAACTCGAATAGGGTTTGTCCCACAGTCCCGCATTGTCATATTGATGATTTCCACATCATATGACGTGTGCTCGTTTTCCCCGGAGGCTTTACCAACACTAATACCGTAGTTGCAGTGGTTAGCGACGCCATTAAGGATTCTAATGCCGCGCTGTTCGGTAACGCTGTCATAGGTGTGGACGGCATAAGCTTCACCATTACAGTCGGAGCTACTATTTCCATCTGCGGTAATGTACTGTCCCCGGAGATAGAAACCGTGCGTACTACCCTGAGACGTGTTGTCCTTGAAGTTCCAGTAATAGCAACTCTCGTGACAATCCCAAGCCGCACTTGCAGAAAGCTGACCGTGGTTATTAATCACGTCAACATAGATAGGCGGGTAATAGCCGCCTCCTGCAACATGGTGTTTGTTGTTGTAGAAGTAGTTGTTTCTCACAACGACATGTTGAGAGGCTTCCCAAATAACAACGCCATAACCGGTGCTCGATGAGGTAGAGCCTCGGTAGGCTCCCTTTTCAATAAGACCGTTGAGAACGTACTTATATCCAACAGCACAGTCCTCTGCGTTATTAACGTTAACTTTTTCGAGAATGATATCTCGGCCGTATCGAATTTGAATGCCGTTGTGCCGCTTACCGGCACCTGTAACGCCGTCACCCATATCGATAGTAATGTCGTAAATCTCGACACCTACAACCGGAGTAATCTCCTGAAGAGTCAAACCGCTCGTTGAATATCCAAACTGAGTACCGAACTGAAGTGTAATCTGTGAAGAAGAGTCCACAGACTTGACGATAACCATTTCACCTTTAAGGCGGTCATTACCTGCGCGGACCATTCCGGGGACAGGTACTTCATTGTTAGCGATAAGAAGGATATCGCCAGCCGAGATACCTGCTGTGGAGGCAATTCCGGTAATGACCGTCTGCCATTTAACGATAAGAGTGGAGATAGCTACGGTTGCCCCGATAGAGCCGGAGGACGTAATAGCAAACTTCTGGTCCAAAGCGGTAGCACTGGGGATGCCGGTGGCGTCGATAGACATACCATTACCCCAAACAGTGCAACCGCTTTTAAGCTGTAGCTCACTGGTAATCTTATAGCGTGCTCCTGCCTTACCGATAAGGACTTTATTAGTGCTACCGGCAAAGAAGCTATTCAGAAGAGCAGTATCGTCGCTTCCGGTGGGTTCCGGGAAGGAGATAAAGTCATCATCTTCCGGCTCATGAAGCAAACCGGCATTCGTGAGTCGAAGGTACTCGCCTTCGATATCACCGTAGAGCAGAGTAGGATCGGCATTTCGTGCCGGGAACTGAGCGATAATTTTCTTATAAAGAAAACTTCGTCTCTGCTCCACGTACCCTGCCCCGTAAGCGGGAGTAGGTAGTGCGTTAACCACAAGAAATCCTCTCTTAAAAAGAAGGGTGGCCTATTGGCCACCCTTCTTTAATTATTTAGATCCAGAACGCGGTAACAGAAAGCGTTGAGGCGGGTGCTACAGCGGATCGCGGAATAGAAGTATCCGTAGCCGCAACCGTAATAGCCGTAGTCATGTTAATTGCATAGATCATCTCATATGTAGCACTAGAGCCTGCCGGAATAAGAATCTGAACAAAAGGCTCTGTAGTGCCGATGGTCGGTGCGGTGGCGTTATAGAAGTTACAGTAAACAGCCGATGCACCGGGGTTTGTAATAACCCAACCGTAAAGCCTGCCTGCCGTCGCCTTAATAGACTGAGATGCGTTAGTCACACCGATAAGACGAGTAGCCGTAGCAGTAGTGCCCAAAGTAGCGGAAGCAGCAAGACCAATAGTTTGGTTAGAAAGACCGACGTTACCTGCAACAATGGTTATAGGGATAGCACGGCCTGTTACAGCGTTGCCTCGACCGGCGCCAACTTCTACCAATACGTCATTGGTATCCTGAACAATGACAGTATCGAAGAGGTTAATAGTACCGGCGGTAGGAGCAGTGCCGAGGTTCTTAAACCGCATCCGAACGAAATACTTTTCTTCAGGATCAAGAGTAGTGCGGGTCTTAGTGACCCGGCTTGTACCCTGACCTGTGCTATCAACAGCGCGGTCCGTAAAGTCAACAACATCAATGCGAGCATCAATTTCACGAATAACAGAGGTACCGGAAGTTGCCACCGTAACAGTTCCCGTAGGGGACGCAGGGTTGGAGTTTCCGCCATTCATGTGAGTAGTCTTAGCCAGCGTGTTAGTAACGCCGTCAAACATCCAGCCAGCATAAGTAGTGCCTGCGGCGTTAACTACTTCAAGATAGATTTCTTGGTTAGCGACGCGCTGGTTAAGGCTGTGACTCCACTGAACCCGAAAGGGTATAGTAAAGCTCTGAAGAGACTGAATGATTGTTTCTTCGTTAATACCGGTGCCCATGTTAACGCTAAGAGAGCCGCCAGATACAGTAGCCGTCATACCGGCACTAATAGTAGCTGACCAGATAGACGTGTCGAGGGCGGTGCCGTTGAAGTTTCGGCGCCATGCGCGATGCTTACCTTCCACGGCACCTAGGGAATTAGCATTTGAATAGTCAGTAGTTGCCATTAATAAATCCTTTCAGGCATAAAAATAGGGAGGTAGGGATTAACCCTACCTCCCTATTTGTTTAGTTATCTACTAGGAGATATCTTCGGTGATGTTAGTAACAACACCGTGAGAGTTACGACGGCGAGTACCCAGTTCGCTGTA